CAAAGATGATATACTCGACGAACCTTTTATTATGTGCGGGTATAAACAAAACGCAACGAATAACAATTTATTAATGTTAAATACGTGTGTTGGTCATGCCAAACAACTATTAGGCATTAATAATATGTTTATATTAACTCCATATCAATTGTATAAACATTTGTCGAAACAAAAGAGGCAAAAAAATGAAACGACCAAAAGCTCCACAACCAACTGCTGAAGACAAAGCAATGGTAATGCGCCAACAAGCTGCTCTTGATGAGGAAATTGCCGAAGGTGAAAAGCGTCTAAAAGCTGTAGCAAGAGGAACTTTAGGAACTAAATCTTTATTGGCTAAAGCATCTACACCTAAAGCAGCTAAAAAACGATCAGGAATAGGCGGTGGCGGTTATATGGGAAGCGGTGTAGGTCGAGGAATGTTTGGTATGTCTGCTAGTCAAATTGCATCTGCACAAGCACAGGCTAACGCAAGATCAGGAACAGCATAATGGAATTGCCTAAAGAGTTAGGGTCGCTCAATGATTTAAAAAGGCGAGAAGCTAAAGCATTTGAAATAGCTATGTATTGGCACGACATACTTGACGATGTGTATGAGTTTTTCTTACCTAATAGAAATTTGTTTGACAGCAACCGTCAGGGTCAAAAAAAGATGGAAAGAATCTTTGACTCGACTGCTCTTGAGGCAATACAGCAAGGTGCTAGTAAACTTCAAGAAAATATTGCTCCTATATGGGCTAGGTGGGCGACATTTGCTCCGTCAGATCAAGTCTTAAAAATGTTAGAAGAAGGTGATTATGGAGTATCTGAAGAAGAAATTAGAGCCAATTTGGAAAAACAAGCAATTACGATATTTGATTATATTAATCGTAGTAATTTTGCTACTCAGTTTTACGAACACGCTTTAGATTTACTAATAGGTACAGGTACGTTACGAGTAGATGAAGAAGACAATGACAATATGCCTGTTATTTTTAATGCTATTCCACAAAAAGGTATAGCATTTGAAGAAGGGCCATTTGGCACAATTGAAACGCATTGGCGAAAGTTTACTGTCAAAGCCCGTAACTTAGAAAGACATTGGATTGGATTTGAACCATCTGAAGCTATTGCTGAAAAAATTAAAAATGCGCCAGATTCTGATGTAGAACTTAGTGAGGGTGTTGTGTATATGCCTATAGCTAAGACATATTATGGTTGTGTGTGGGTAAAAAATGAAGATCGAATAAGTTGGATGCAAGATTATGGGCCATCTAGTCCTTGGGTTACTGGAAGATACTCTAAAGTATCAGGTGAAATTAGAGGAAGAGGGCCGGCATTGCAAGCATTGCCTGATGTGCGGTCTTTAAACAAAGCGAAAGAGTTTGTTTTACAAAAAGCGGCTATTGATTTAGCAGGAATGTACACAGCTACGGATGACGGTGTTACAAATCCCTACAATATAAGCATATCACCAGGAATTGTTATTCCTGTTGGTTCTAATAACTCATCTAATCCTAGTATTCAGCGGTTAGATACAGGAAGCAATCTTTCATTAGCACAATTTGAAATTATTGAACTGCAAAATGCTATTAAACGTGCATTGTTTAATGATTTGCGCGATCCTTCTGGCCCTGTTCGATCTGCTACTGAGGTAGCATTAGAGTCTAGGGAACTAGCTAAGAGGATTGGTAGCGCATTTGGGCGGCTACAGACTGAGGTATTAATACCAATTATTAAAAGAGTTACATATATTCTTACAAGACGCGGATTAATTACGCCAATTCAATTAGATGGGCGTGATATTGATATTAAATTCCTTTCTCCATTAGCTAAAGCGCAAGATGGAGAAGATTTAATGAGCGTTCAGCAAGCAGTTGCGTTTGTTTTGCAAACTGCGGGGCCAGATCAGGCAATGATTGCATTTAAGACTGAAGATTTTGGAACATGGGCCGGAGTTAAAACAGGAATGCCTGCAGAATTAATTAGAACTGAAGCTGAAAAACAACAGATAATACAAGCAGGAGCGCAAGCTGAACAAGCCGGATTGCCTACTTCTTCACCGCCTGTTCAAATGCAATGAGTTGGGACGAAATAGATAAAGCGGCAGTTAATACTAAAGCCGCTAAAAAACATAATGCAGAAAAAAGATCAAAAGCTGCTGAATTAGCCAAAGCATATAACAGATGTTTTGCTGATGACAATGGCAAAAAAGTAATTGAAGATTTGCATCAAAGATTTATTTATAACAACGATACACCATTTAATTCTTCTAACGCAAATTATGAAGCTGCGTATCACAATGGCGAGTCTGGCGTAATTAAATTCATTATAAATCAAATAAACCAAGCAGAACTTTTATGACTGAAACAATTAAAAAACGTGCTGTAAAAGCTACGCCAAAAATTCTTGTGCCTGATGGTGCAAAAAAGTTTTTAAAAGAATCTGGATTTAAAATGTCATGGTTAGAAGATTTAGCTAAAGAATATCAATTTGATTCATTCGATTATGTTCAAAAGTTTTGTGCATTTAGATGCAACAAAGACGGCAAACACGTTGAATGGATTGATATTAATACACTTGCTTTGTTAAACGGTAAAAGAAAATTTTTTGAAATAAAAATGAAACATCAACCATTAAGCAAAAAACGAAAGATTATTAATTTACCTTGGGAGTAAACAATGGAAGAAGAACAGACCGCGACTGAAAACACTAGCGATACTCTGTTAGATCAAGCAGCACCAACTTTAGGTGAAGGAGAGTTTTTTCTTTCTGAAGGTATTAAAGGCAGTGGCGATATTCCAGATTGGTATATTCCAGATAAATACAAAAGCGTATCAGATCAAGCTAAAGCATATTCTGAGTTAAATAAAAAGTTTGGTGGCTTTACTGGCTCACCCAAAGATGGCTATGAAACTCCAGAGGGCATTGAGTCAGACGATGCTTTGTTATTAGAGTTAAATGAATTTGCTGCAAAAACTAACATGAGTCAAGACGCATATAATGATGCGTGGCAATTATTGTCTGCACAAGATCAAGCTGTAAACGAAGTAAATCAAGAAGATGAATTAGCTAAGTTAGGTGATAACGCACACAATAGGATTAAGACTGTTGAAGGATTTTTGAAAAACAATCTTAGCTCAGAAGTATATGAAGAAGCGCGAGAGTTAGTTACAAATGCTGATTCTATTAAATTAGTAGAAATGTTAGTTAAAGCTACTGCTCCTGTTAAACTTCCTATTGATGGTGGAGAAAGTCCAACAGGAATTACATGGTCTGACATTGAAACTGAAATGTTTAAAAAACATGAAAATGGGCAATTATTAAGAAGCGTTAGCCCTGACCATGAAAAGAAAATAAAAAGAATGCAACATGAATGGGGAGGCGATAAACCTAACGCAATAACAGTTGGTTGATGTAAGTATATATTTTAAGTTATAATCGCCCAATCTGGATACCATCTTAGTATGCCCAGTGATTTAGGTTGACTGCTGACCAGATTACTGGGTACTCAGCACATACCTTAAAAAATTGTTTTTAAATTACTCTTTTTTGAGGAAATACACATGAGTAAAACTTTATCCGCTGTTGCGGTTACGGAATTTGACAGTATGGTCAAACACGCCTATCAAGGTAGTGGCCTGCTGAAAAGTGCTGTAACACAGCGCAACAATGTAGTGGGCGATACTTATAAGTTTCGTCGTATGGGGAAGGGACTAGCTAATCAAAAGTCTACTTCTGATCTTGTTACTCCTATGGATGTAGCGCACGAATTTCGGACTGCAACTTTGCAAAATTGGAATGCTCCTGAGTATACCGATTTGTTTGATGCTCAAGATGTAAACTTTGACGAAAAACAAGAATTAGCAGGCACTATTGCTGATGCTCTTGGTCGTCGTTGTGACCAACTTGTAATTGATGCTATGGATGCTTCTACGCCATTAACTAGTGTAGTAGGTACTGGTGTTGGTGGTGCAGGAACAAATCTTAACATGTCTAAGATTATTAAAGCGCAAGTTGAATTGCGCGATCAAGGTGTGCCAAACAGTGATTTGTTTGCCGCTGTTAATGCTCTTGGGTTGTCAGGTTTGCTAAACGACACAACTGCTACATCTGTAGATTTTCAAGCAGTAAAAGCACTTGTTTCTGGTGAAATTGACACTTTAGTCGGGTTTAAGTTTGTGATTCTTGAAACTCGTGTTGAAGGTGGATTAACTACTGCTGCAAATGTTGTTGATTCTTGGTTCTTCCAACGCCCTGCTGTAGGACTTGCAATTGGCATTGATATGAAAACCAGTGTTGATTACGTGCCAGAACGAACTTCATTTTTGTGTAACGGAATGTTAAAAGCAGGAGCCGTTGTGCGCGATGAGGGTGGTTTAGTTAAAGTTCAATACACGCAAACTGCATAGGAGGCTATCATGGCTTTTGCAAGAGTTGGATTATGCCGCATTGGCGGTTCTGGAAATGGTGGCAGCACTTGGCAGTATACTTCTACTGACAATAAGGCGGCGATTGATAATGCCGATTATTTTTTACCGGCTATTAGTGAGTTAAGTATTGGTGATCTTATTATTTGTAAGGACACTACTACGGCTACTGCGCCCATTGTTCATTTGACGTACATTAAGACACAAACCGCTACAAGCATTACAGCGGCAGGCGGTATATTAGTAACCGCATAATAATCGGGGGCGCAAGCCCCCTTTTTATTAGGAGAATAAAATGCCAAAAGGTAAAGGTACATACGGTAGTACAAAGGGCCGTCCACCCAAGGTTAAAAAGCCTAAATAAAACGGAGTAATTTATGCGTAAAGGTTTATATGCAAATATTCATGCCAAGCGTAAAGCCGGAAAAAAAATGCGTAAAAAAGGCGCTGTTGGCGCACCTACTGATGCTGATTTTAAGAATGCAGCTAAAACATCTAAAAGTATGTTGAGCAAATAAAATCATGGCTGAAAAAATCAAGTTAATATCTAATGCTTTAATATTAATTGGTGATTTGCCAGTTACATCTTTAAGCGGTAATACTCGCGCAGAAACAGTAGCCAACAACCTGTATGACAATATTGTCCAAGCAGAGCTATCTAAATTTAGATGGGGTTTTGCTAGGCGTAAAGCTCAGTTAGGTTTAACTACTGAAACGTCTGTAGGTAATGAATTTAGTAATATTTATCAATTACCTACTGATATGTTAGCTTTGATTAAAATTGACCCTGCTATTAACTATCAAATTCTTGGTGATAAATTATACGCCAATACATCTGGTTCTGTGTTTTGTGATTATACGGCTAATGTAGAAGAAGGTAACTGGCCCTCTTATTTTGCTAAAATGATTGAATATGCTTTAGCTATGGATTTTGCACCATCTATTCGTGATAGTGCAGCATCTGCTGATGTTAATGCAGCTAAGTATATTAATGCGTCGCGTATGGCGCGTTATACAGATTCACAACAACATCCTACTACGCCTATTAGGAGTCAGCCATTTATTAGCGTGAGGCAATAATGGCTAACTCTACATTTATGCAGACTAACTTTGTTAGTGGTGAATTATCGCCGCTATTAAAAGGCCGTACTGATTTAGATCAATATTATGCCGGTTGTGAAACTGCTAAAAATGTATTAATTGTTCCGCAAGGTGGTTTAAAAAGACGCGCCGGTACAGAGCATATTGACCAAGCATTACGTCAATTAAATGGTTTAGTATATAGCAGCACTCTTAGCGGGAGCATGAGTAAAGGAGGCGCTACATCAGCAGGAGGTAATGAGGCTGCTGCTATTTTAGCTTTAAATGATTTTAATTCTTCTACAATTGTATTAACTACAACTGATATTGATGCGATAGGTGTAGGAGCTACTGAATATGAAATAGCTAGATATACATATACTGGAACTAATCCAATTGTTTTTATTGATGTTGAAAACATTCAATTAACAACAGGAACAGAAAGTAATGTTTTACCCGCTGCTGTTAAAGTGCAAATATCAGCAAACGGAGTTAGTAATTGGGTAACACTTCAAACAATAACAGTAACTGCTGCATCTCAAGATGTAAGAGTTAAAGTTGTAGGATCTTATACATCATCATTTATTCGTTTAATTAGAACTGGTGATACAGGGGATTTAGGTGATAAGCGTTTTCAATTAACTGATTTAAACGTAATTGTTGAATCAAAAGTTGGTAATACTTTTCAAGTATCAAAAACTAAAACATTTTCTTTTAGTATTGAAACAGATCGTCATTATTTAGCTGTAGCAACAGGAGGATTAAATTCTGTTACTACTGCGTTTGGTAATATGGCGTTTTATAGAATACCTCATGCCGGTTCTACTGAAACTTTATTAATTGCAAATGTAAGATTGCCATATCGCAGCGATCAAATAAATGAAATTCGTGATGCTCAAACAGAAAATGTAATGCTTTTGTTTCAACAAGATCATGCACCAAAAAGAATAATTAATAAATCTGGCGATACATTTGATTCATTTACTATTGATAATATTCCGTTTAGTAATGTGCCTCAATTTGACTATGACGATAGTGAAAGTCCTACACCAGTAGTTAGTGAAATTCAAAGAATTACATTTAATGGTTTTGAATCTGGAACTGTTTATCAAATTGATGTTGAAGGTGTAGTTAGTAAAAACATTACTTTTTCTGGCGCTAGTACGACAGGAGGGCAAGAGTCTACTGCTTTTAATTTACAAAAAAACTTGCAAGAAATGCCTGTATTTGGAGAAACTGGTGTAGATGTTACATTTGTAAATTTTACATCAAGTGGAAATGTATCTGTTTTTGATATTACTGTATCAGGAGAATCAGCAAAGAATTTTAAACGTTTTTCTGGTTTTCCCACTTCTGGAACGTCTAGCAATACTATTCGATTTGTTACACAACAAAATGGTTCTCCTAGAAAAGAAAATGTATGGAGTAATGTAAGAGGCTACCCAAAAATGGGTGCGTTTCATCAAGGTAGACTATGGTTAGGAGGAACAAAATCTAAACAACAAAGTTTATTTGCATCCAAGTCTGGAACATTTTTTGATTTTTTCTTTGAAGAAGGTGATGACGATGAAGGATTGTTTATTACAATAACTTCAAGAACTTTAACAACAATTGTTGATATTAATTCAGATCGTGGCTTGCAAGTATTTACTGCCGGTGCGGAATTTTTAGTTAAAGGAAGTACACCAACAACTATATCTATTGACTCTCAAACACAGCATGGATCATCTAGCGTTGAAGCAAAATCAATAGATGGCGCTACATTATTTGTAGATCAAAACGGTAAATCAATTAGACAGTTTGTGTTTAATTTTAATGAAGACGCTTACACATCTAATGATATTTCTGTTTTATCTTCTCATCTTATTAATCAACCAACAGATTTAGCTGTATTAACAGGAACTACGTCAGAAGATTCTAACTGGGTATTTATAATAAATACTGATGGTACTGCATCTATTTTAAATACTGTTCGCGCACAAGATATAAACGGTTTTACTCAATTTGTTAATGCTGATTCTGGGTTGTTTACTGGAGGAGTAGCTTTAAAAAGAAATGCCGAAACTGCATCTGTAGTTAATAATGATTTGTTTTTAGTAAATAGAGTTTTGCCAAATGACAGATTGTCTGATGTTTATAGAATAGAAAAGTGGGATTTTAATTATCTTTTAGATTCTGCAATAAAAATAAACAATGTATCTGCTACAGCAGTAACTTTACCTAAAACGCATTTAATAGGATCAATTGTTAGCGTAATAGGAAATGGTAATAATTTAGATAATAGAGTTGTTGCAGCAAACAATACTATTACATTAACAGCAGATGAATTATCAGGTGGCCCATTAAATTTAGAAATTGGATTAAATTTTGTTCCTACTGTTAAACCCATGCCGCTTAATACTAATATGGGTAAAGGACAAAACGCTATGAAACAGAAAAAAATAACAAATATGAATTTGCGTTTTTATGAAAGCGCGGGAATTTACATTGATGGTAATCCATCGCCTGTTAGACAATTAACAACATTTAATAATACTTTTGCATTTTTAATAACTAGCGGTACGCCTGTAGTTGGTAATTCTTATAATGTAAATGGTGCAATTTATTTAGCTAACAGTTTTATTGGTTCTATTTTAACTGCAACTCGTACATCTGGGCGAGGTGCATTGCCTGCTAATGGTAATTTATTAGGAACGCCTAACCTACAGTATGCAAGCGTTGACGCAACTGATAGCCCACTAGGTACACCATTTGAAATACGCACTGGTATTATTGAAGACAATAATGGCGGTAAAGGTTGGGATATAGATGTTTCACCATTAATTACAGTGCCTGATGCAGCACCATTTCATATACAAGCAATACAGTATGAGGTTGAATCGTCATGATTTTTACTATTTTAGCAGGCTTAGGAACAGCAGTTAGTGCTTATGGTCAGGTAGAAGCGGGTAAAGCACAAGAAGATCAATTAAAAGAACAAGCAAGACAAGCAAAAATTGCTGCTGATAGTAAAGAATTAAAACGACGAGAAGAATTAAATAAAATATTAGCTGCTAACAATGCTTCATTAGCTGCCGGTGGAATAGCAATAGAAGGTTCGCCATCAAGTTTAGCTTTATCGTCTGCGGAAAATATTAGTCTAAGTGAAGGAATGATAGCTTTAAGCGGAAGATTAAAACGTAGCCAAATGAGAAGGCAAGGAGCTATGGCTGCTAAAATGGGTAGAACTGCTGCACTTGGTACATTATTGCAAGGTGGCGCTTCAATTGCCGGTGGTTTAGGCGGCGGTAATTTAGACGTTGCTAAATCAATTAGCCCTAGCAGTGTTGGAAGTTTAAGCACATTAAAAGCGCGTGGCGGCATTTTAAATATTTAAGTAGGGAAAATAATGGCACAAAAACCTATAAGCTATTACGGAACATTTACTCCTACTGGAGTAGATCCTAGTATAGCTAGAAGAATGGAGCAACTTGCCGGTGTAGGTCAGCAAGTAGCTGATTTATCTGTGGGTTTTGGTAAAGCAAAAGCAGCAGCAGATGCTCCAGAACAAGCATTAGCAGACGTTGCTAAAGCTAGAGAAGAAGGAACAGAAATAAAAAAGAAAAGCCCATTTGCTTGGGGAGGTGAAGTTTATAATCAAGTAGCACTTAAAGCGTATGAAAGTGGCCTTAATCACGATTTAAAAAATTCTTTGTTAGATGCACAAGCGCAAAATCCAGATGATATTAATGCTTATAGAGAAGTAGCATCTCAAACATTAAAGATGTTAAATAATGCACCGCCAGAAATAAAACTTGCATCTGCTCAATTTTATAATAATGTCAATTCTGATATAGAACGTCAAATTGATAAACAAGCAAAAATAAAAGCAGATGCATCTATAGCTGCTAATTTAGCAATAGGAATAGATGACCAAGTAGCATCTGTTTTAAATTCTGCTAGAAATGGAGATAAAAATAAAGTAAATGCAGCATTAGCAACAATAACTTCAGATATAAATAATGGAATAGACGCCGGAGTTTTAGACGCATCTGCTATTAATCAACTAGAATCTTTAAAAGATAATATTGCTATTCAAGGTGTAATTGGACAGTTAGATAGAACATTATTAAATGAAGAACAAACTCCTTTAGAGCAAATTGCTGCCGGTAAAGAATTTGTTAATCGTTTAATTCAAGCAAGAGACATTGAAGGATTAGACCCAACTCAAACAGATAATTTAATTAAACAATTAAATGCAAAAGTTAATGACAAAGAACTAACGTACAAAAAAGAACAAAATACTTTAACTGAAGAAGAAGGGTTAGAATTAACTTCTTTTGTTTTTAAACTTAAAACAGGTGAGATTAATCCTGAAAATGCATTACAAAAAATATCAGATATGTTTGATAGCGGTATAATTCGCACTATAGAAGAAAGAATGAGATATGAATCATTAGTAGCAACAGAAGTTAATAAAAACAATAAATTGCAAGATCAAAACGCAATAATTAACAATGTTCTAAATGGCAATTCAACAAATAATACTTATGATAAAGCAGATGTAAATAAACATTATGCATCATGGCAAGAAAATCTTTCTCCAGATCCAATAGAAAGAGTTATGGAACAAGCTGAATATGCAAAAAAACTTGGCATTGTTCCATCTGATATGTCTTCACAAATAGAAAATGACATTATATCTGCTGACCCAGAAAAAATTGTTTTAGCTTTAGATTTAATGGATAGGATTAAACAAAAGCCATCTATGTCTAAAGTATTTAGTGCTAATGATTTTGCATTAGCTGAACAAATACAATTTAATTTAGAATATATGCCTGATAACCCTCAACAAGCTATAAAAATGGCTTTATCTGAAGTTGATATAAATAATGAAGATAAAATAACAGCAAGAAAAAAAGCATTTGAAGATGCTACAACATCTAGTTCTGCTCGAAAACCTAAAATTGATCTTGATGCTGATGTTGCAAGTTTTTATGAAGAAATGTTTAAGCCTGATTTTAATCCATTAGGAGCAAACACTGCTAGATTAGTAGCTGATTATAAAAAATTAGTTGAAACTTATTGGGTAGCCGGAGTAAGTCCATTAAACAATTTTAATAAAGCAAGAAAGATGGCTAAAGAAGATATTCAAACTCAATGGGGGGAAACATCTTTAACTGGAGATGGTGTAATGCAATTTCCTCCCAGTAAATTTTACACATATGCAAATGGTTTAGGAATTTCTGATGAAGATGTTAGAGATGAAATTTTTAATATTGCAATAAAAGATAATAAAAATATTAATTATACAAAAGAAAATATTTATCTTCGTTCTGATAATGAAACGGATCGAATAGCTACTTTAGGTAATAATTTTAACCCAACGTATACAGTTTTTGCACTAAATAATGATGGTATTTTAGAGCAATTATTTTTTGAAAGCATAGATAAAGAAGGAAATGTTGTAACAAAAGATAGGTTTTATCCAAATATAGAAATAGCTCAAGAAAACGAAAATGCGCGTATTAAAGAAAAAGCAGAACAAAAAATAAAAGATCAATTTAAATTGGGAAAATTTTCAACTCCTAAACCAAGAAATTTACTTAAAGAAATAAAAGAAGAAGTAATAGAAGAAAGTCGTAAATTAGACGATTATGTTAATCAATTAGATGCGGATTTTGATAAAGCAGTTGATGAAACTTCTAAAATATTAGGTAAAAAGAAAAAGCAATTTTTTAAAGGCTCTAACATAAAAAGAGAAAATAAATAATGCCTTTTGTACCTAGTGTTGAAGGTGAGATTTACGGTCTTAGGCAAGGTTTATTGCCTACTGAACCTGTTGACCCTATTGCTGATTTAAGTTTTGGCGAAGTTACAAGCGCGGCATTTAGACAAGAAAATATAGTTGGAGCATTATCTTCTAAAGTAGTTGGTCAGCCTGATACAAAAGATAATCCAGATTTTGACGCTTATAGTTTTTTTACTGATGCAGAAAAGTTAAATGAAAATTTTGTTATGTCTGCAATATATGCTGATGATGAAAGCGAAATAGAAGCAGTACGCAGTCAAATGGCAATGGAAATAAAAGATCGCCAAACAATTCAACAAGCGGGTGCGTTAGGCGGCGTTATGACTATGGTTGCCGGTATAGCTTCACCATTAACATTTTTATCTGTTGGCGGTGTAGCATTAAATACATATCGCACTGGGAAAAGTATTTTAAGTGGTGCTGCTGTTACTAGCTCTGTTGTTGCTGTTGACACAGCTATAGAAGAAGCAGCATTGCATTCACAACAACTTACTAGAACATTTGGCGAATCTGCTATTAATGTTAGTGCCGGTGTTTTTTTAGGTGGCATATTAGGCGGTGGTGCAGCTAGTCTTTCAAAATATGGTATTGACCAACAACAAATAGCTGAATTAGAAGATGTGTTAAATGTCGAGCCTAAAATTGCAGCGGGTATTAATCCTGCAATTAATGTTGAAACAGCACCAATAGGAGAAAGTATAGGTGCTGCTAAGACGTTTGGCGATCAACAAGTAAAAGGAAAATTTGCTAAGTTTGTAACTAAAAAGTTAGGTTTTGATCCTCTATCAAGAACAATAACAAGTGACAATCCGTTTACTAGGCAAATAGCTGTACGATTAGCAGAAAATCCAATAGAAATGGATGGTCAAGTTTTACAAGCAGCAGAGTCATTAGCTCAATTACATTCTGGTAAATATGCAACTGCTTTGCAAGAAAATGCACAATTTTTTAATGCATATAAAAAATCAGGCGAAATAGTTAAAGTTGAAAAAACTGCAACTTCAACAACAACTTTTCGGCAAGGAAAAGGTAAATTAAACAAAAGAGAATTTAACAAAGCTGTAGCTACTGCAATACGCAAAGGCGATAGTGATATACCAGAAATAAAAGCAGCCTCTGATATGTGGCGCAAAGAATTATATGACCCACTAAAAAATGAAATGGTTGCACAAAAGTTATTGCCAGAAGATGTTGATGTAGCAACAGCAAATAATTATTTAAATCGTGTTTGGGATAAAGATAAGATTACAGCAAATCGTCCTGAGTTTATTACTAAAGTATCTAACTGGTTAGCTGATAAAGACACTAAGTTGTTTGATGAAAGTCAGTCTATTTTAGATGATCTTGCCGGTGATTCTGTAGAAGCTAAATTAACAAATTTAAAAAACCAAATTAAAACTGCAACTCGTGATGAAAAAAAGAAATTAAAAAAACAAGAAACAATAATTAAAAATTCAGAATTTAAAAATCGTTTAGATATGGAAGATCAAGACTATAGGCGAATAGCCGGAGAAATTGCTACACGCATACAGGGTAGTCCAGATGGACGTTTACCTTATGATTGGAAATTAGGCGATGGAAAAAAAGGAGGTGTTAATTCTAAAGGTATTTCTGGAACATCTTTGCGTGGCCCATTAAGAAATAGAGTTTTTCAAATTGATGATGAATTAATTGAAGAATTTTTAGAAAATGACATAGAAGTTTTAGGCGCAAGATATGTGCAAAATATAGCAGGCGATTTAGAGTTAATGAGGGCTTTTGATGATGTAAATATGGATGTTCAAATAAAAGAAATTAGAGATTGGTGGGACAAAGAGTTGGATAATCCTGATCTTACTATTAAACAAAGAAAAAAAATGACCAAGCAAAAAGAGCAGGATGAAATAGACATTGCAGGCATGCGCGATAGGATACGCGGTGTTTATGGCTTTCAAGCTGATAACATTTGGTCAAGGATGGGGCGTTCTGCAAGAGATTTAAATTATCTTAGGTTGTTAGGTGGTGTAACCATATCAAGTTTGCCAGATCTTGCGCGTGTTGTAATGGCTGAAGGATTTATAAATACTTTTAGTAAAGGTTTAATTCCTTTAATTTCTAACTCAAAAGCTACAAAACTTGCAAAAGAAGAGTTGCGAAGATATGACGTAGGTACAGATGTTCTTAAATCAGGAAAGTCCGAAATTATTGCTGACGTTGCAGATTATGCTCAAGGCGGTACTATTGTAGAGCGAGGATTAAGGGCCGGTGTAAATCAATTTGGTAAATTTAATTTGCTTGATTATTGGACTGCCGGAATGAAACAACTTCATGCAGTAACAATGCAAACATCTATTTTTAATAGTTTGTCTAAAGGAAAGTATGACAAGCGTTTAGCTAGATTAGGAATTGATGAAGAAACATCTAAAAGAATGTGGCAGCAAGTAAAAAAACATGGAAGCAAAACAGATGGCATATGGCTAACAAATGCTAAAAACTGGGATGAACCTAATTTAGAAGTAATATGGGGCGCTGCGGTACGAAAAGAAAGCGACAGAGTTATTATAATCCCCGGTCAAGAAAAACCATTATTTATGTCTAGCGAAATGGGAAAAACTATTGGTCAATTTAGGTCATTTATTTTTTCAGCTACACAAAGAATAGTTATTCCTGCTATTCAACGGCAAGATCAAAATACATTAGGCGGTGTAGTGTCATTAATGGGTATGGGGATGTTTTCATATTATTTAAAACAAAAAATTGCAGGAAGACCAATTAGTGATGACCCAAAAGTTTGGGCTATGGAAGGTATAGAGCGATCTGGTATGGCCGGAATATTAGGAGAAATAAATACTACAATTGAAAAAATATCGGGTAATTCAATTGGGCTTAGATCGTTACTTGGAGTTAATGAATTTGCTTCTAAACAAGTATCAAGAACAGTATCAGAGTCATTGCTTGGGCCAACATTAGGCAGTTTATTAAGTACAACTGTAGCAGCTACAAATGCTATAACATCTTCTGACGAAATGACTGAATCTGACATTAGAACATTACGACGATTAATACCTTTGCAGAATTTGTTTTATTTACGATTTGCTTTTAATGAAGCAGAAAAAGCTGCAAATGATCTATAACAGCATTTATAGTATAATCCGCACAATATGAGGTGCAGAAATGACAGTAACAGCAGCAACAACTAGAAACGATTATGTTGCAACAAGTGGGCAAAGGGTATTTGCGTACACGTTTACAGCTTTGCTTGAAAGCGATATAAAAGTTCTAAAAAACGGAACTGCATTAGCACTTGGTGAAAGTAATGATTATACGTTGTCTGTAGTAGGAACATATGGCGGTAATGTTACTCTAACTTCTGATGCTGTTACTGGCGATAAAATTGCTATTTATTTAGATATGCCTTTGTCTCGTACAACTAATTATCAAAACAGCGGAGACTTTTTAGCACTTGATGTAAACGGTGATTTTAACAAATTATGGTTGGCTATTCAGCAAGGCACAACTGATCTTATACGAGCTATTAGACGGCCTGTTGCAGATGCAGGCACTATTAACATGGAGTTGCCAATTGCTTCTAGTAGAGCTAGTCAATTATTAGGATTTGATGCTACTGGTGCAGTAGAAATGTTGGCTTATACTGCGTCAGGCGTTGAAATACTAACAGTAGATGAGTTTACAGGCACTGGCTCTCAAACGGCATTTACTCTTACTGATGCACCGGCAGTAGCTACTTTATTACAAATATCTATTGATGGATTAATGCAGCAAGTAAGCTCTTATAGTCTGTCTGGATTAATTGTTACATTCTCTGAAGCACCGCCATTAAATTCTAAAATAGAAGTACGAAAGTTTATCCGCAATACAGATGTAGTGGGTGATATTACAGGCGTAGTAGCGGGTACAGGATTAAGTGGTGGTGGTACTACAGGAAATGTAACGCTTGCAGTATCTGCTGCATCTGGCGCGGTTACTGTAACTAGTCCAACGATTAATACATCAATTCAAGGTACAGCGTTTCTTGATGAAGATAATTTTGCAAGCAACAGCGCAACGAAGGTGGCTAGTCAACAGTCAATCAAGGCGTATGTAGATGCTAATGGNTTTTCTATTACCGTTACCAATGTGACAGCAAACGGAACTACGGCTGCAAAAGATAATCTTTACTACATAGCGAATGCGGGCGTGACTATAACATTACCTTCTAGCCCGACTGCGGGAGATGTTGTTTACATTGCACATGGGAATTTTACCAACACCGTAATTGGCAGAGGCGGCAGTAATGTAATGGGCGCTGCCAGTGATTTAACAGTAGATGTGGCAAACATGGGTTTGACGCTTGCATACACAACAGCCGCTAGAGGATGGGCATTAATATGAGTACATTAAGTTCGCTAATTTCTGGTGGCGGTGGTGCTTTACCGCAAATTGCATTAACTCAATCTCAAACGTGGGTTCCTCCGCAGGATGGGAATGTGTGTATTCATGTGATTGGCGGTGGTGGGGCGGGGTTGACTAACCAAAGCCTGCAAAGAGGGGGCGGGGCAGGGGGGTACTGCAAAAAAAATAGCCTTGCGGTAACGACAAGTGGTAGCTATACGGTTGTAGTTGGAGTAGGCGGGCCAAGAACACGCAACGGCGCAACTGCAAGTGCAGGTGGAAATTCAACTGTAGCGGGAACAGGACTAAGTGCAACCTTAACAGCGAATGGCGGTGGTGCTGCTAATACTGGCGGCACTAGTGGATCAGGCACTGGTGGGACGGCGAGTGGTGGTGACGTAAATAACACTGGAGGAGCAGGTGCAGGTGGTTCTGGCGGCGGTGCTGTTGGAGTTTATGGAACAGGAGATGGCCCTACACCTGAACAACTGCGCGGTGGCCAATCTGATGCGTCTGGCGGTGGACTTGCAATGTCTGGCTTTGGTCAAATAGTTGGGGGAAATGCAGGGGTGTACGGATATAATGCCGGTGCAGGATTAACTACCGCTACTATAAATGGTGGAGATTTATCTGGGGGCGCAAATTTTAATTTTACAGCAGGAAGTAGTTACGCCGCCGCAGGTAATGGTGGAATTGGTGGCGGGGGTGGTGGATGTAAATCGTCAGCTGGCGTGGGCTATGCCATAGCCGGTGCAGGTGGCGACGGGCTTGTACTAATTCAATACTTGCCATCCTAAGGAGAATAATATGAGTAATTTATGGATAATAAAAGACGCTGACGGCAACGTAACTAATCCTTGTATCAAAGGCGAAGAGTCTTGGGTTAAAGCTAATTTTGATTATGTTGAAGCATACGTTGAGCCAACAGCACCAGAGCTTACAGCAGAGGAAAAGGCGCGTATGTGGCGTGATATGGAACTAATAGCCACTGACAATACTCCATCTGATCACAGTCAATACGATGCAATTATTGCCTATAGGGTAAGCCTACGCTCATGGCCATCGCAAGAATCGTTCCCCGCAACCAAGCCAACTTTGGGTAGTTAATCATGGCACTTACTAAAGCGCAAAACAGAATGCTCATAGCTGTCATGCCGACAATTAATGTCTTGGATTACGGCGCAAAGGGTGATGGAACTACAGACGATGGCCCTGCGATTCAGTTAGCCATTGATGCGTTGCCAAATGGCGGTTCTGTTTTTATTCCTGAAGGTGAATATTTAATATCTACCGGCGTACAAATTACCAAGGGCATAAAAATATTAGGTGCGGGTCGTGCAAATTTTAATGGTTATACGTCATCGTTTAGTCCAACTGTTGATTCTGGCGCTACGCTAATAAGAATAACAACTGGCAAAACAGCATTTAGTTTCAATAAAGGAAGTAATGTAACGTCGTTTGGTTGTTCAATCGAACAGATGAGCTTTGCGGGTACAACAATAACTGAAGCTGCATTTGCTAATGCGCCAAGTTTTAACGCTAGTACCCATGCTATTGATATGTCAGATACAGCAGAGCTAGTTCTTAACCGATTAGACTTTTATAACCTAGATAAGTGTATTTTCAATACTTCTTCTAAACTTGCGGTTAAATGTTTTATCGAAGATATGACCGCAAAAGATTGTAACTATTTTATCAAAGCTGAAGACGCAGCAGCAGATTGGACAGTTAGCAATTTGTCTTTAATAAAGATGAACTATGGTATCCACACAACTAGTCTTGATGGGCTAGTGATGAGTAATGCGACTATCTACCGTTCTTATATATCTGCTATGTATGATGTGGGTGGTGGCTCGAATCAAATTAGTAATTTTATCAACATATCGAATTGCCATTTCTTTGAATCAGGCGGGACTTTAGCTTACTTCCACAGCATTTCTCAATTAACAATTACTGGCTGCGACTTTGTACGCTCTGGATTAGTCACATCTACGGTTCAAACTGGTCTGATTATTTATAATTCTGAAACAGTCACGGTAAGCGGCGGGATGATTGAGCGTTCACGCGGAGATGGAGCGCAGATATACGGTAATCGTTTTGTTGATTTTGCTACAAATATTATGTCGTCAGGTTGGCAAGTCGGTGGTCGTACAGGATTGATTATGTACGACAATCAGCTTGCTAATGTGAACTGCTCAATTAGTTGTGTCGGTGTAGTGCCATCTTATGCTGCTAACTTTTCAACGAGTAAAGCCGTTACCGGAACAATTACTACTGATGACATTATTATTGGGCGCACAGATAACCTTGTACAACGGGGGGTTATCGAGTATGTGCAGTGTCTTAGCGGTGCAAATATTGTGTCGCAAGGCGGTAATGTTAATTTAGCCTTGAGCATTCCTTATACTCTAGTTTCTACAACTGACAGCGCGGGCAATAAGTCGGGTCAACAGTTAATTTTATATGCTGTGGAGTTTCCAACTGGCGGCTCTGGCACGGGTGTAGAGGGTTTGGTTTTGCGCGTCGATTCAGACTTTACAACAGTCTTGAATAATACCGGATTGATGGAGTTTAGAAAGCAAGTGGCTCTGAATGTTACTGGCTCAAATGTCAATGGAACCTTTAGTGTTTATCTGCATAATCTTACTAGCGCCGGTCTAGGTAATTTTACCATTCCCGCCGGTTCAATCATCAAATTTCGTTATAAAATTTGCGAATATGCGATACAGGATTATTAATCATGGCGCAAGTAATAGTTAAAAATTGGGAGCTAGAGTTTTTACAAAATTCTCTGAGCCAATTGGAAGGTAAGTTAAATCTTTGGAACCAACAAGCTGCTCAAGGTTT